CGGTGTATGCCGCCGCCGGGGATGTACAGAAAACGAATGACTTACTTCTTAAGACAGCTTTGCCGCTTCTGATGGGAGTAAGGACGGATGAAGGAGTACCAATTTTATATGCAGGAATGTAATATTAATGTTCTCGGGACGGTTTACAAAATTAGTCCAAAAGAATTAAAAAATGCAGATGTTGACGGCTACACAGACAATACATCAAAAGAAATTGTTATCAGAACAGACAACGCAAATAATGTTGGTGATTTTGATTCCTTACAGAAAAAGCAGTTGAGACATGAAATTATTCATGCGTTCTTGTCGGAAAGCGGATTGCAGTGCAACTGGCAACATACAGAGCAGTTCGGACATGACGAAACTACGGTTGACTGGTTTGCTATTCAGTCACCGAAAATTTTTAAAGTATTCAATGAACTTAAATTAATGTGAGGTGAAAAATAATGGATATTTCAACATTAGGCTCATGCGTAGCAATCGTTATGATTTGCTACATCGTAGGAATGGGCTGTAAAGCATCAAAAAGAATCTCTGATGAATGGATTCCAGTAATCATGGCGGTTATTGGCGGGATTCTTGGAGCGGTCGGAATGGGAATTATCCCGGATTTCCCGGCAACAGACTATATCACGGCGGTTGCAGTCGGTATGTTTAATGGATTGTCGGCCACTGGTGTGAATCAGATTATCAAGCAGACAATGCAGAAAGAATAATTAAGGAGAGGGTATCATGTACGAAAAAACGGTGACGGTTTTTAATTATTACGAATCAGCCACGACAAGAGATGCGTACTGGTATCCTCATGTTTTATCCGGCGTTGACCTCATTACGGATAAGGGAGCGATACTCAAAAAGTACGGACCAGATGTAACTGACAACGCACAGTTACACGTTCGATACACTGTCCAGAACGGCGATGCAACCATTACTGATAAAGACGGTAAGATTCTCCCATATGTGCCTCCTAAAGAGTGGAAACAGCAGATTAACAACGCTTTGGAAGATACTATCACATTCTCAGACGAATCGTTCTTCTGGGAGGGTGAGTGGACTGGCGGAACGGTATCTGATGGTGATTATCGGAGCGGATTCTATCAGTACATGAACGAGAATAAGGATAACGTATTCAAGATTACCAGTGTAGGCGGTCCGTATACGCTGATTCCGCATTTTGAGATTCTGGGTAAGTAATATGAGTAAGATTCATCATTTTAAAGGATTCTCTGTAGTTGACGGAAATATGAAAATCAAGCTGAATATGGACAGGTTCTCCAGACAGTATCAAGAAGCTCAGTATCTCCTTGATGGAATGGTTATGGACAGCATGGTTCCGTTCATGCCGATGATTACAGGGGACTTTATCAATCGAACAAGAGTTGAGAGTACATCCTTGCAAGGAACTGGGAAAGTGTGTGCGGCGGCGGCTCCTTATGGGCGTTTTCTGTACGAAGGAAAAGGAATGGTTGACGAATCAACCGGAAGCCCTTACGCAAGACGTGGAGCAAAAAAAGTACTTGTTAGCCAGTATTCCGGTCAGACAAACGCAAAAGAGAACCTGGAATACACCAAACAAGCGCACCCACGGACACAAGCCCATTGGTTTGATGCCGCAAAACGACAATACGGTGACACATGGCTTCGCAAGGTAAAAGCACAGGCAGGAGGTGGCAGACATGGCGGATAAACCTATCGGAAAAGATGCAACCGGATACGAGATTTTGACGGATGCCATGAAAGCACTTCTGAATCAGTATCCGGGGCTATACGAAAATGAAACAATCAAATTTGAGGAACTCGGCAAGGAATCAGGAATTGCATTCTCGGCAGACAACGGGGCGTTGGTCTATTCAGAAAAAGAAGATGTTTGCGGAATAATGCACCAAATTTGTCAGTACCCATTTTATGTAGTGTACCGAACAGCATCCGACAAGGAACGGCAGAAGTTATCTGTTCAGAAGTTCCTGGATAATCTCGGTAAATGGATATGTCGAGAACCAGTTATCATAAATGGCTCTGAGACACGCTTAAATGCTTTTCCAGAGCTTTCTCAAGGAAGAGTGATAAAACGTATAACCCGTGATAATTCCTATGGTTTAGAGCCACAGGAGAACGGCGTACAGGACTGGTTATTGCCATTATCGGTACGCTACGAAAACACTTATGAAGTAATATAACAAGCAACAACCGGCTATCAATTGGAGATAGTCGCTAACCTACACAGCCTTTTAAAAGTTATAGGCAGAAAGGACATTTCTATGGCAGTTACAGGCAAGATTGACCGTAAATATATGGCTCATTACATTGATGCAGGTTCCCTCTGCGGAGGACTGACACCGAAATATGAGCGTCTTGGAAAAGATCTGGAAGAGTATAACGTAGAACTCAATCCAGATACCGAAACATCTAAAAACATTCTCGGAGAATCCACATTCAAGCATAACGGCTATGAAGTTTCTTCTGACGCTGATCCGTTCTATGCAGACACTACTTCTGATCTGTTCACAGCGTTACAGAAGATTGTAGATGGACGTCTCAAAGACGACAACCTCAAAACAAAAGCAGTTGAGGTTCATCTCTGGACAGAAGCTACAGCAGGCAAATATGAAGCATATCAGCAGGATTGCTACGTTGTGCCGACTTCCTACGGCGGTGACACATCTGGCTATCAGATTCCATTTACTGTCAACTATGTTGGCGAACGTGTAAAAGGAAAATTTGATATCAGTTCCGGTACATTCACAGCTGACAGTGAATAAGCACATACACAAGGAGGATATGCTAAATGGCAAAAGTAATTAATACCAAAATTGATGATGGAATTTTTACATTCACGTTTACCAACAACGAAGACGAAGTTTTTTCTTCTTTCAAGCTTAACCCGACTGATATCAATGTAGCAGCACGTGCGGAGGAACTGGGAGAGTACTTTGACCAGCTTAAAAACTCTATTCAAAAAGTCACATCTGGTAAGGAAGTGGCAGAACTGAACAAACAGATCGAAGACAAAATCAACTATCTGCTCGGATATGAAGCATCAAAAGACCTGTTCAAGGAGCCGATCACAGCGACTACTGTATTCGGCAATGGTCAGGTATTCGCCTACATCGTACTTGACAAGATCGCAGAAGCAATCGCACCGGAAATCGAAAAGAGAAAAAAGAAAATGCAGACGGCAGTCAATAAGTACGTGGAGAAATATACAAAATGACCGCCTATGAGCTACCCACCTCACTGAACATAAGTGGGGTGGATTTTTCTATCAGAACGGATTTTCGAAAAATAATAGGCATATTAATCGCTCTTGGAAATCCGGATTTTAACAATGAAGCGAAAGCAATAATTGCTGTTCAGATAATGTACGAAAAATGGTGGGAGATACCAGAAGAAAATTTAAGCGAAGCTCTTCAAAAAGCTTATGAGTTCATCGACTGCGGGCAGTTTGACGATAATCCAAACCGCCCAAAGCCCCGTTTGATGGATTGGGAACAGGATGGAGACATGATTGTTCCGGCGGTAAACAAGGTTGCCGGTAAAGAAATCAGAGCAGTGCCTTATATGCACTGGTGGACGTTTTTTGGATACTTTATGGAATCTGGCGAATGTCTTTTTAATACCGTAGTTGGAATTCGTTCAAAAAAGGCAAATGGCGAAAAGCTCGATAAATGGGAAAAGAAATTCTATCAGGAAAATAAGAACATTATTGATATAAAAACACGTCTCAGCGAAGAGGAGCAAGCGTACAAGGATGCGCTGAATGAGATGTTAAACCTCAAATAGTTAGGAGGTGAATGTATGGCTGCTGATGGCTCAATTATCATTGATACCAGAATAGATACTGACGGAATATCGTCTGGTGTCAAAGAAGTACAAGCTGCATTTAAAGATTTAGCAAACTCGGTCAAGGAAATAAATGCAAATATTAATAGCATATTTCACGATGGATTTGAAAAACTCGAAGATTCGTTTCAATCTTTACAGCAAAAATCAGAAAAAGTCGAAAACTCTATGGACAAAATGGGGAATTCGGCAAAAAAAACAGGCACCACGGTTTCTAACTCATTTAATAAAATGGACATTTCCGGTGCAAGTAGAAAAGTAAATCTTTTAGGCCGTCAGTTTGAAGGATTGGGAACGATAGTAAAGCGAATTGGTTTTTTGGTTGGTTCTGCATTTGCTGTTGGCAAGCTAATTCAGTTTGGTAAAGAGTCTATAGAACTTGGTTCCGACCTCGCAGAAGTGCAGAACGTGGTCGATGTTACATTTACCACCATGTCGGATAAGGTGAACGAATTCGCAAAGAATGCTATGACCTCAGCCGGACTATCAGAGACAATGGCAAAGCGGTATGTTGGTACATTCGGAGCAATGTCTAAGTCGTTCGGATTCTCAGAAGCACAGGCTTATGATATGTCAACAGCTCTAACACAGCTGACTGGAGATGTAGCATCATTCTATAACATCAGTCAGGACTTGGCTTATATCAAACTGAAATCAGTGTTTACGGGTGAAACGGAAACGCTCAAGGACCTCGGCGTGGTAATGACCCAGTCGGCACTTGACCAATATGCACTTGCAAATGGCTACGGCAAGACTACATCCGCCATGACCGAGCAGGAGAAAGTAGCTCTTCGTCTGGCTTTTGTGCAGAAGCAGTTATCAGCCGCATCTGGTGACTTCATCCGTACTTCTGACAGCTGGGCGAACCAGGTGCGAGTAATGCAGTTGCAGTTGCAGTCCCTCAAGGCAACAGTCGGACAAGGGCTGATTAATATTTTTACACCTGTTCTGAAAGTAATCAATATTCTTCTCGGCAAACTGGCAACTCTAGCGAATGCCTTCAAGTCATTTACGGAGCTTATCACTGGCAAGAAATCATCAGGTCAGACAGGTGGAAGCGGCGCAGGGCTTGCCGGAACAGATACAGTCGCAGATACAGCGGACCAGTATGGACAGGCAGCCGATAATGCAGAGAAACTGGCAGATGCCACGAATGACAATGCAAAAGCAACAAAAAAAGCGAATAAGGAAACAAAAAACTATCTTTCATCGCTTGATGAAGTGCACAAGGTTAGCTCTACATGGAGCGCATCTTCAACACCATCCGGTTCTGGATCCGGCGGAACTGGTTCTGGAGGCGGAGGATTGCCGAGTTCAGTTGGCAGTGTGGATTATGGAAGTCTGGCAGAGGGTGAAAACGCACTGGACAAAATCAGTGATTCTGCCAAGAAACTTGCTGACCTTCTCAAAAAACTCTGGAAGCCATTTAAGGACGCTTGGAAAAAAGAGGGTAAGAACACTATTAATGCGGCACAGACTGCTCTATCTGGGTTTTCCAAACTCGCTAAGAGTGTAGGTAAAAGCCTTGTAGAGGTCTGGACGAATGGAACGGGCACAACAATGCTAGAAACCATGCTGAGGATTGCTCAGAATGTGCTTAAAACTATCGGTAACATTGCATCTGGTTTTGCTGATGCATGGAATAAGAACAACGTCGGGACACAGATTATACAGAACATTGCAGATGCTCTTGTGGTAGTCATGCAGTTTGTTGAAAGAATTGCAGAGGATACAGCGACATGGGCGGCAAACCTTAATTTCTATCCGCTGTTGGAATCTATCAGTAATCTGACAAGTACATTTGCACCAATTCTGGAATCTATCGGAAATGTTCTTGAATGGATTTATAACAATATTGTTCTTCCAATGCTGAAATGGCTGATTGAAACGGGAATTCCAATAGTGATCAACCTAGTGTCTGATTTGGCAAGATTTTTCGCAGACCATCAGTCAATTATTGAGGCATTCGGCGCAACTCTGATCGGAGCATTTGCGGCAGCGAAGATTGCAGGCTTAGCTTCGAGAATCGCAGGAAGTATAACGACAGTAGCAAGTTTCATTAAGGGTCTTATTGCACTCATGACCGGCTCTGGCGGCATTATTGGTGGAATCAAAGCCATTGCGACAGCTGTCGGACCGGGCGGAATTTTTATAGCAGCAGTAACAGCTTGCATTGCGATTGGTGTATTGCTGTACAAAAACTGGGACAAAATAAAAGAAGTTGCAGGTGCGGTATGGAGTTGGATTAAAGACAAAACCATAGCTTTCGTCGATGGAATAAAATCCAAACTTAGTGATTTGGCAGAAAAGATTGTTTCTATTTGGAATGGTATCAAATCAAGTGCAAAAGAAAAGTGGAGCGCTATATGGTCCACTATAAAAGAAGTTGTAAAGAGGATAGTTGATGGAATCGTTGATAAATTCAAAAGTGCAAGAGACAAGGTTATTGATACGTTCGAGGGTATTAAAAACAAAGTTAAAGAGATATTCAATAAAGTTATCGGTATCGTAAATGGCGCAATCGGTACGGTGAACGGCGCGATCAGTGGAATTGAATCTGCAATGTCATTTGGTCCGTGGGAAGTGCCTACACCATTCGGCTCTAAGACGATCGGATTTAGCGCAAGCTTTCCAAGAGTACCGACTATTCCATATCTGGCAAAAGGTGCAGTTATTCCACCAAGAAGCGAATTTCTGGCTGTCCTGGGCGACCAGAAACAGGGCAATAACATTGAAACACCAGAAGCACTGCTCAGAAAGATTGTTCGCGAAGAATCCGGAAGCAATTCCGGTGGAGATTATCATTTTACTGCTCAGATTAACCGAAGAACAGTATTTGATGAAATTATCGAAGAAGCAAAGTTAAGACGTGATACAAGCGGCAGAAACCCGTTTGAACTGGCATAGGAGGTGGAAGCGTGGCAACTATTCCAAAAAACATAACGGAACGATACAAAATGAATGGGGCTTCCATCTATCAGCCGGACAAAGATATGGGTTACAACCTTGAAACAACTTATTCAGAAGGTAGTAACCGTACGCAGTTTGGAAAAGCATTACTGACTCCACTATTTACAGTTGAACAATATAGCTATGAAGCATCAAACGTTCCAGTTGTAGAAGCAAACAAAATTCTCAAAATTATCGCAAAAGGAAAAACTTTCAATTTGTACCATTGGTCGCTTTACCACATGGCATGGAGAACTGACCCGTTTTATGTCGGAAAAGCAAGCCTAACTATTGGAGAAATTTCGCAAGACTTAAAATTTGTATCAAAAATATCTTTTAACATGCAGGGGGGGAATCCACTTGATTAATGTATCTGATACATTTAAGCAGAAATTAGCAGATGGCGAACCTGTCTGGGAGGTGGTGGATATCACCTTTCCTGATGGGAGAACCAAAACCGTACAGAACGAGATTATGAGCAGCAACAACTCATTTTCTGATTGTGCAGAAAGTAGCAGCTTTCCGATTGGCTGCGGTGTTTGTAAATCCATGACATTGGAGTTGGACAACACTTCTGATCAGTGGAAAAACTATAATTTCTACATGGCGAAAGTTCATGCGTATCTTAAAATGCAGACCTCTGTAGCAAGTCCGGCCGTGACAGATGAATTGTTGGATGAAAACTATGACCCAATTTTTGACCAGAGTGGCGGTGCGATTCTGGCAACAAAAGCAGCGACAGAAGACAGAGTCGAAACCATTGATAAAGGTATTTATACAATTACGACACCAGAACAATATGGCGAAATCCTTAGTTTTACCGCTTTGGACGATATGTATAAAACGAACGCAACTTATATATCTCATCTGGTTCTGCCACAGTCAATAGAGACTCTTGTTAGAGATGCGTGTGAGACTCTTGGTATTCCGTCAGAAGTCTCCATGGCTCATGGAAATCTGATCGTGTCAGAGATTCCGGAAAACATGACGTTTCGTCAGTTGTTCGGATGGGCAGCAATGCTTGAGACTGCGAACGCTCGCCTGGATAACAGAGGATACTTGCGATTTATCAGATGGGATTTTTCCAATGTGCAAGAAGATTATGGTGCAATTGCGGATGCTGATGGAAACATTACGTTTAAAGGCGGTGCAAATGTTGGCTCCGATAACTTTATAAGCCCGGCAGGAAACTGGTCGATTGACAATGATGGATTTTTGACACTGATCGAATCAGCAACTGACACATCCGAAAAACTCAAAGACTTTTTTACAAGTCCAACTGTGTCTAGTGATGATATTGTAATCACTGGAATCAAACTCAAAAATAAAGAAAATGAAGCCATGTACGGAAGTGCAGGATATGTTCTTGAATTGGAGAATGATCTTGTAAACGATGTCGATTTGGACACTGTGGCTGCTCAAATCGGTGATTCCATAATTGGAGCTAAATTCCGTAACATGTCGGGAGAACTTGCATATAATCCACTCATTGAGTTTGGAGATATGGCATATACTTACGACCGCAAGTGGAATAGGTATATCACTCCACTGACAGATGTTTCTTGCTCTGCTAATGGAAAAACCGCTGTGAAAACTCAAGCTGACGACCCTATCAGAGGAATGAGTAAGTTCCAGTCAGAATCCACTAAGGCAATCGTAGAAGCAAGGCGGCTTGTCAAAAAAGAAAAAACGGCCAGAGAGAAAGCAGTAGAGAAATTAGAAGAAACCTTAAAAAATTCTTCTGGATTATATGAAACATCAGTCGCACAGGAAGATGGCAGTACTATCACATATCTGCATGACAAGCCTACACTCGCAGAATCAAAAAATGTAATTAAATTCACAGCAGAAGCCATTGGCGTATCTAATGATGGTGGTAAAACATATCCTTACGGTTTTTTCCTGACAGGCGATTTGATAGCAAAAATTCTGTACGCACATGGTATCAATGCTGATTATATTGACACAGGTGCGCTGATTGTTAGAGATAGCGATGGAAATATCATCTTCCAAGTTGATATGGACACCAAAAAAGTAATTATTAGTGGCGATAATGTTGTAATTGGTGATAGTCCTTTGCCGAATAAACTGGCAAATATGGACAACAATATTGCATCTGCCAAGAATATGACATTCCAGCTGTCGAACGATATGCAGACGATCACATCTGACGCAGACGGCAACATTCCGGTATTTCCAACAGTGGCAACCACAGCGTCAGTTATGTATGGCTCACAGGATGTAACCAATGATTGCAGTTACACGATTACGAAATCCGACAGCGTGACCGGCTCTTGGGATGTCAATACGCACACCTATACAGTCACAGGACTGATAGCTGATAACGGATGGGGGGATATTAAAGCCACTTACCTGCAAACCTTGTCCATCACAAGAAGATTCACGATTGCCAAGCTTAAAGCTGGAAAGAACGGAGTCAATGGGCTGGATGGTTTGCAAGGCGAAAAAGGCGAACAAGGAGTTCCCGGAAAAGATGGCAAAGATGGAACAAATGGAGTAGACGGCAAGACATCATATTTCCACATCAAATATAGTTCCGTGGCAAATCCGACATCATCTAGTCAGATGACTGAAACTCCGTCCACGTATATAGGTACTTATGTAGACTATGAACCGAATGACAGCACAGACCCGAAGAAATATACGTGGTCAAAATTCGAGGGGTCTGATGGTAAAGATGGTATTGCTGGAACGAACGGCACAGACGGAAAGACGTATTATCTACATATTGCCTACGCGAACAGTGCTGATGGAAAGACAGGCTTTTCGGTTTCTGATGGAACTAATAAACTGTATATTGGCCAGTATACGGATACCACCAAGACAGATTCCACTGACCCGACAAAGTATACATGGAGTAAGATTAAGGGCGAGACGGGAGCTGATGGAAAACCGGGAAGAACCTACATCATTGAGCCGTCTTGTAACGTGCTGAAACGTGGTTCAGATAAAGTGATTAGTCCAAACTTTATAACCTTTAAAGCGTATTATCGTGATGGTGATTCAGCTGCTAGAGTACCTTATAAAGGCAGATTTATCGTTGAAGAAACTGTTGATGGAAGTGCTTGGAAAACCATTTATATTAGTTCAACCGATGAGGATACAGTAACACACTACCTGTATTCTATTTTAACAAATAGTTCAGGTCAGACAGTAGCAAGTTCTAATGGTTCAACTGTCGGTATTCCGAGAGATGTGACAAATGTTAGATGTAAATTATATGCGTCCGGTGGAACTACAACATTGATGGATATGCAGAGCGTGGCGGTCGTTATTGATATAGACAATTTGACGCAGGAGCAAATAGTTAGCATTCTGACTAATGACGGGGCTTGGAAGGGATTATATTATAGCAATGGGCGTCTCTACGTCAGCTTTGATGCTCTTCTTGGTGGAACAGTTACCTTGGGCGGCAAAAAGAATGGGAACGGTTATCTGAAAATTAAAGATGCCAGCAATGCTGTTAAAGGATTAATTGATCGCTCTGGATATACTGTATTTACAAGCTACGAAGAAAATTCAGAGTACATGAAATATACAGGTGTACAGTTTTCGAGCGATGGAATATTCCCTGTCAACATGGAGAAATTTTTTGATAATACAGTGGATACTGAAATAACTGAGCTAGAATTATGGTCAATTGATTGGAGCGATGGATTAAGCATTGATGCAAGCTATGGCTCTTTTAATGAACTTAATTGCTACAGCGGAAATTTAATACCGGATATGCTGAAAATATCAGATGTATTTACAGTGAAAAAAGCTCTTGCTACAGGTGATTTTTTCTACGCAGAGTTCCAAAAAGAATTATCATGTCGAGGGGGAATTCGAATATACGATTACCCTACAGTTACGACTGGATACAACGCATACATAGATATCAATAGCTATAAGCTCGGAAAATATAGTTCATCATCCGAACGATACAAGATTCTTGGAGCCCCGTTGACAGAAGAATTCATCGAGAACCTATACAACATCGAACCAATAATGGCGCGGTACAAAGACGGATATCTCGAGGAACACGATGAACGTGTCGGGGTTGAGTTTCCGATGTTTCGCGCGGAAGATGTGGACGAATATTTCCCTCTGGCGGTCGACCACATAGATGGCAAAGCCGAGAACTGGAACGAACGTATTATGATACCGGCAATGTTTGCAATGATTAAAAGTCAGAAGTCAGAAATAGATTTACTCAAACAGGAACTTAATGAAATAAAGCAACTCTTAAGAAAGGAGTGACACCATGGCAGAATCATTAAAAACAGTATTAATGTCGGCGCTGACTTCAAAAGCGACACCGGCAGAAAGCGACACATTGATAGTTGGCGAGGGGAACGTATTAAAGAAAATATCGTTTTCTCAGTTGTTTACATACCTAAAAGACAAACTCGGGATAAATACGTTAAACACGAATTTGACAACTAATATTTCTGTGGCACATGTGGTCGGAACGTCTTTCTGCGTCTATAATTCACAGTTTGTATTTGTTCACATAGGGGTAGAAGTACCATCAAAGTTGGAAGCAAAAGACACACTTGCGGTATTGCCATCTGATATAAAAATGCAAGCTGTGGGTAATATAGGTATCGTCAGTACTGCTGGCAGTATAGCTTCAATATCAATAGAAAACAATTTCATTTATGCGAACCCAACATTCCCACAGGGATATTATCTTATTAACCTTGTATTGAAACGAGCATAATTCTTTTTAAGCACGCTTGAATACCATATCACGAATTTAGGAAAAACTGCTCGTTTTTATGCCGTAAGTAAATTTTATGTGTCTGGAAGCTCTGGCGATTATTCCGGGCTTGCAATCGGGGGGGGGAATGCATGGAGTAACATTACTGGAATACAGTATGTGAGTGCAACTGATTACAAACATTACTATACATTCCCAAAAGGCACATATTTAGTAAATATTAACCTTTTTGCAAATCTTGAAGCATCAACTTCGAACGTTCTGGGCGTGGCATTGAATATCGAAGTAGATGGTAAAATAATAGCGAATCCATGGTTTAGAATGATTGATTCATACCAGAGCATTTCTTATCCTGTTATCATCAATGGAAGTAAGCTAAAAGTCACCATGTACTCAGGAAAGACAATTGAAATTGTAAATAATGTCAATCTTTCATATATTGATTTTATGAGATTGAATTAATCAACATACAATACTCCAATAGTCACAGTTCTGTTGGTGCATGAGCCACCATTGAAATCAGTATATAGAGTTCAATATAGAAAAGGAGAATTAATATGGCAAAATTTAACGAATATCCAGCAAAAACAAAGCCAGCGGACACGGATACCTTTTTAACGTATGATACATCTGGAAAATCAAATAAGCAGGTCACAATGCAATCTATAGCGGAAACGATATTATCCAGAATGTCTCACAATATCCCGCGCCTTGTGCCAAAAGACATCACTTCGTACTACAACGATGGCTCACTGTGGAAGCGCCTTAATGGAACAGGCGGATATTCTCTCTTTGAAGATATCTACGTTGGCGACTACATCAAAATGAGCCGCGCAATCTCAGCGCCGAATCCAGATAGTACGTTACAGTTGACAGGCTCACAGTACGTTACGATTGCCGGAATTGATTCCCTGTGGGGTAACGGAGATAATATCTCAATGGATTATCACCATCTCGTCATGGTTCCGGGACAGGGATTTGGTGGTACACAGCATTTTGGCAGAAGCCGAATGAATCCGACAAATACCACTGTTGGCGGATATAAAGGGTCAGAAATGAACACGAAAGTGATTGGGAATGTTGCAACAGCTGGTTCTACTTCCGCAGGAGCAACCATCAATCAACAGCTTTTCGCAGAATTTGGTTCTCGTCTAAAAACCACCAGAGAACTGGTAAGCAAAGCTATCAATGCCAGCGGATACAACCGTTTTGGTACGTCTGGCGGCTGTTCAAATGATTGGGAATGGATTTCTGCGCAAGCAATTCTACTGAGCGAAGTTGAGTTATATGGCTCAATCGTATGGAGTTCATCTGCTTATGATACAGGGAATGCGAATCATCAGCTTGAATTGTTTAGACACTCTAAACAGGCAGTGAATAATCGCAGTGCGTGGTTCTGGCTAAAAGATGTGGCCTCGGCGTCGAATTTCTGTCATTGCAGCTACTATGGCCTTGCGAACTACGGCTTCGCGTCGAATGCCGGCAACGGTGTGCGTCCACGCTTCGTAATCGCAGCGTAGCGGAATCTGGAATCTGCACCCCTTGTGGGTGCGGATGGAAGAAAGGAGAAAAATAAAATTTCAGTTTTAAAACACTTAAGAAGTCTATCCACAATGGAATTCTACAAGAATGCGATTTATATGCGGACTGAGATTTCGAAGTGGATGATGCGTGATTTCGGAGTAAAAAGAAATCCGAAATCCGTGAATCAAGTCATTAAGGATATTTCAAAAGAAGACCAGCAGATGATAGATGAGATATTTTCGAAATATGGCAAGACTCCAAACCATGAGTTTCAGGCAGAATTTCCGAATTGGTTTGTAGAGCAAGAAAGAAAAGTAATGATGGATTACATGAAAGACCTTATAGACAACATCACACTTGCGAATTCCATATATCCTTCAAAAGAGTTCTTGCATGAGGAATATGCTGTAAGGAGAAAATATCAAAATAATGCAATTGGTATCTGTTATAGCTTGTACCAGGAATTACAATATATAGCATCTTGCTTTGCGATTGATTTGAACAGGTTAATCCCACTTCTTGAGGCAGTAGAAAGAGAAGTTGATCTGTTGAAAGGATGGAGACAAAGAGATAGCAGAGACCGCAAAAATATAGAGAAAGGAAAGTAAATATTTACATCGGGTAAGGTTTGATAGCCTCGGCGTCGAATTTCTGCAATTGCAACAACAATGGCAATGCGAACTACAACAACGCGTCGAATGCCAACAACTATGTGCGCCCACGATTTGAATGATATACAAAAAGGCTGATGCCGTGTATATCTTACGAAGGAAACCTTATCCGTCCCGAAAGGGTAAATAATGTGCATGATGCCAACGGATACGTCTGACGGCTGTAAACGTGTACTATTTGACAATATGCAACAAAATTTATACGAAAAAATAACAGATATGAATATCCTGTACCAGTCATTCCAGAAATGCAAGATGGGAGTTGATTGGAAAGCATCTATCCAAAGATACGAAGCGAACTTGTTGCCGAATCTCATCAAATTGAGAAGAAGTTTGATAGAAGGAACGTATATGCCAGATAGATTCGTAGAATTTGATGTTAATGAGAGAGGAAAAACAAGACATATCAAATCACCATCAATCAGAGACAGAGTACTTCAAAGAGCAGTCTGTGATTATGTTTTAGAACCTGTACTATATTCAAAGCTTATCTATGATAATGGTGCTTCTGTAAAAGGGAAAGGCGTTGAGTTTACCAGGAAAAGACTTGATAAACATTTGAGGGATTACTACAGAGAGCATGGGAATAAAGGATATATCCTTGTTGGAGATTTTAGCAAGTTCTTCGAAAATATTCCACATGATAAGCTGATCAGATCACTGAAAAGACACATCAAAGATGAAAAGATGATGAATTTGCTTGAAATGATTGTCCGTTCATTTAGCGACGATGGTAAAGGACTTGGAATCGGCTCTCAGATATCGCAGATTTGCGGAATTTACTATCCTACACCATTGGATATTTATTTTACATCCGTGATGGGATGCGGAAAATATGCAAGACATATGGACGACTTCTATACAATCAGCAACGATAAGGAATACTTAAAAAGTCTTTTAAATGGAGCGGAAGAAATCATAGAAGAGCTAGGAATGAAACTGAACAAGAAAAAGACACATATCTGCCGAATTGATAAAGGTTTTATTTTCCTTAAGCAATATATTTTTATTACGGATTCGGGAAGAATCGTGCATAAGCCATGCAAAAGCAACTTTGTGAGGGAACGGAGAAAACTAAAGATTTTTAAAAGGAAACTTGATAATAAAGAAATAACTCTTGGCGAAATCATATTTACCTACAAATCTTGGAGAAACTGTCAGTTGAAATATGATTGCAAGAAATCTATTCGCAGCATGGATAAACTTTTTGAAAAACTATTTAGAAAGGCGGCAGCATAATGGAACAGAATTTTGAGCAGAATGTAGAAAAAGAAAATCTTGAAGCGGAACTCAGGGTATTGAGGTCAGAATTACAAGCGAACACGTCAGAGATTGGAGACTGGAAGGTGATCAAGGCTCTTGAATATCAGCTCACAGGACGAGAGATTCCATATGATATGGACAAGCTTAATTCTGAGAGGCAGAAAGTCAGAGACAGAATCAATGAGATCGAATCCTTATTGGCACAATATGAGTAATGAGGAAATCATACGGAAACTATGGTCTGTAATTTTTGATTTACTTTTGTACATTAATGGACATGGTAAGCCGATTGAGGAAATTTGGGATACCATCCAACTTTTAGAAAATGCATGTGAAAGGAGCTAACTATGGAGTTAAAAGGAATTGACGTATCATCGTGGCAAGGGAAGATTGATTGGAACAAGGTTGCAAATTACGGAATGGATTTTGCAATCTTGAGAATTACAGAAACTGGAAATGTTATTGATGGTCAGTTCGAGAACAACTTTGCCGGATGCAATAAATATAAAATTCCAGTAGGAGTATACAAGTATTCCTATGCTTTGACAGTATCTGAAGCCCAGAGCGAAGCCAGAAAGGTTGTATCCGTACTGAACGGAAGAAAGATTCAGTTTCCAGTATTCCTCGACTTAGAGAATCATAGACAGAGAGTACTTGGAGCTGAAAGTATTCATAATCTGGCAGAAGCATTCAGAGAGATTATTGTTGCTGCTGGTTATAAATTTGCAATCTATTGCAATCTTGACTGGTACATGAATGTGATTTGCAGTCACCTCAAAAAGCATGATTTCTGGATTGCCAGATATCCGGCAAATGATAACGGGACAGTAGTTGAGAGATTACGTCCAAGTTGGGGTGTTGGCTGGCAGTACAGCTCAAAAGCAACGATTCCAGGAATTAATACCAAAGTTGATAGAAATATATTTTATAAAGATTATACAGAAGCAAAGGAGAGTGGAACAATGGCAAAGACAAAAGAACAGATTATCCAGAATGTGAGAAACGATGCAGTAAGCTTTGCGGTAAATATTGCCAATGATAACAGTCATGGATACAGTCAGAGAATTAGGAGTTTATACGAAATTAACATTCCGAAATCTTTTGACTGTAGCTCATTGGCACTTACTGCTTATTACTATGCGTTCCTCAAAAATGGGCTTACCAAACAGGCGCGTTATCTCAAAGAGAATTGCTCTTATACTGGCAATATGCTCAAGATGCTGAATGCCGGATTTGAGGTTGTCGCTAGGAATCAGACCGCACACAAACAGATGATAAAAGGCGACCTGGAACTGGCGGACAATAATCCGAATGGATCCAATAGTCATGTAGCAATGGCGATTGGTAAGAACGACATTGTTCATGCCAGAAGTTCGGAGGGCACAAAAGATACGAAAGATAATTCTGGAAATGAGATCCGTACACAGCCCTGGTACCTGTACAGTCACGGATGGACGCATCGTCTTAGATTTACTGGAAAAGGAATTGATTTTAGTGGACTTACCAATACTACTGGAAGTAAGCCTACCGCAAAACCATCAACTAGCACAAAACCATCAACGACCACATCGAAAGGAGCCGGTTATATGTTTGAGCCAAAATTAGTAAAACTTGGAAGCGAAGGAACTTCTGTCCTGTTGCTTCAAGAGATTTTGATCGCAAGAGGATTTAAAGGAAAAAACGGGAAAGCACTGAGCTTATCCAGAAAAGCAGATGCAAATACCATTTATGCATTAAAACAGTATCAGAAATCCAGAAACGGGGTTCTGAGCGTTGACGGGGAATGCGGAAAGAACACCTGGAAAGATTTGATTGCCATCTAATAATTGGCTAATGGCATTGCCACCTTTTTGTCGCTGATAGGAACAAAAGACAAAACCGACTGGTACTATATCCGCATTGCCGGAAAATATTTTGGATTTGTTTCTGCAAAATACATCAAAAAAGCATAAATTTAAGCCCCTTGGAAATTATTCCTTGGGGCTGTTTTTTACATATTGTATCAAATTCGTGTTGCATTTCGTGTTGCATAGCTTTGAAAAATAATCATTCCCAATTTCATTCATCTCTTTTTCTCGATCAACCAGAACGTGCCGATATACATTTTTTAATGTGGTATCATCCTCCCAACCGCCACGCTGCATAATATATACATCTGGAATTCCAAGAGTATGCAATTCAGATGCGCAATAATGACGCAAATCATGGAATCGAAAATGATGAATCTGATTATCCTCTAAAACATCAGCGAATCTATTAGATATTTGTGCCGGATTTAAATTTGTTATTTTTCCATGTATACCTTTAAGTTTTTCTGCAACGAAATCCGGAAATGGAATAAAACGATCGCCAGCAAAAGATTTTGGTCTTTTGATAACCCAACCATGAGAATCGTTCATAACCATTGCATATTCGACATGTACCACATTTTGGCTGATATGATCAGAATTAAGCGCGCAGATTTCTGACCGCCTCATCGGACCGAACGCTGCCAAAAGAACAGGTATCTCTAATTCACTACCTGCAGTACATTCAATTACCTTTTTGACTTCGGCAGATGTAGGTACATAGATTTTCGGTCTTACCTTTTTAGGTAAGGAAGTTCTTAAGATAAAATCCGAACGATAGGTCTTCAAGACAGTAGAAAGAAAGCCATGCATATTGTACACAGTTTTTGGCGAATGAGTAAGTGCTTCACGATTTATTTCAGCCTGGACATCCTCTTGAGTGATTTCCATTATATTTAATGGCATAAGTTTAGCCATGTCTCTTTTGACAGATCGCTTATATTCTCGAATAGTTCCAGGTGATAAGATACCTGTTCTGCTTTCGATGTATTTATTACAAGCCTCTTTTAATGTCATATCTTCTGTTGGAACATATTGCGCAGTCAATGCTTCACTTTCTTTTTTTGCTGCCCATTCGGCAGCCATTTGCTCACAAATTCGCTTCCCTTTTTTGCTAGGATCTGAGCATGTAAAAGATTTATAAACTCTTTTCTTTTTGATAGTTCCGTCTGATAACGGGATTTCTTCGATGTGGCTGAATACCTGACATCTCCATGAGCCAGATGGCAGTTTTTTTGCAGTTGCCATTTCTTTTCCTCCTTATTAACCGAACAAACTTTCTGACTTGTCCGAACACACCGAAGATGATACAATATGACTTGTCAGGCGATACGTTTCACTTCAGTATGCTTTGCGGAACGTAAAAATATTTTTCTTTTTTTTTAAATATGTTATTTTTATAATAGCATCGTTAAATTTAGTTGTAAATAGACGTTTTTAGGTGATTTATGAAATGAAAATAATCAAAAATATACTAATTTCACCTCCTATTCTTAACTGCAAGTATATAGTAGCACAAAAATCTAACTCTGTCAAATTTTTTGTGAGATTTACGCTTGGCAAATCTATCTGAGTGAGGTATTATAATAACACAAGGTAACACAAAGCCTTGAGCGTTTACCACAATCTGATAGAAACAAGGCTTCTATTAAATAAAAAGAAACTGCTAGGGGTCTCGTCCCTAACAGCTCTTTACCAAATTTGTTTACCCTATGTACTTTGCAGGCTGACGCCGCATCTGACGAGACCAAATGCTTCTTGAAGCACCTTGTCACTTTCGCAGTCTTGGTTCTGCAACATGCCTAATCGCTGACAAAACAATCAGAGCCGTCTTTGACCTGTTTTGACTGTCGAGGTATCAGTACGGACGGATTAAGAGCAAAGGGAACAGGCAAATTCAAAAGTTGGGTCATGATAACCACCCCTTTCCTTTACCAATAGGCATTAACTAGGATAACACAAATAAGTGGAAACGCAACTAAAAATAAGTAGGAGGTGATTCTTTGGAACGTCTTTACACCTGTGAAGAAATCGCTCGGAGATATAGTGTAAAAGTTCCTACCGTGTGGAGATGGATACGGAATAAACAACTTTCGGCAATCAATCTGAACGGCTCTGGTTACAGAGTGTCAGAAAGTGACTTAGTTGCTTTTGAAGAATCAAAACGTGTAAGAAAGGAGTGAATATATTGTCTGAGAAAGAAAAGAAGATTCTCGAATCAATAGCCAAGGCAGTTCCCAATATGTCAGAGTTTGACAAGGGATATTTTCTTGGTGTCGGAGAAACAATCGCAAAATACAAGAATCCTGATAAAGCAGATAGGTTCCTTGAACCGAAGATTCCAGAAAGTAAACAGACAGATTAAAACCATCTACAAAGTTCTTGACTAGAAAGGAAGTGAAAACAAATGTTCCGCAGAACACCGTCAAAATATGACAACATGACAAAATGGGAAATTCTGGATTCCATAAACAGTGACCCTCATTATTCACATGGGAAAATGGCTAGACAAGCACACAGAGCGTTGCGCAAGTATGGTGACGGATTACCAATCATTTACAGATATCCGAATTTCCCCTATTTGTTATCTGCATTTGCTGGAGGATTCTCAGCTGTGACCGTATTCATTTTATTTTCGTCAATGTAAACATTGATTACCTGTCCAGATTTGTACAGTGCAAATAAGCTGATTACGATGGCAACAATGGACAGGACAACAGGGATATACCACCGTCTGCGGTCTCTTACATAAGAATCATAAAAAGCTTTTCCGGCTGACTGAATACAGACAATGGTTGGTGTGATTCTTGAATCGGTATCTTCTTTACTGTATTTAATGAATCCGCGTTTCCCAAGATATTCTATTTCTCCTTTTTCTGAATTGGAAAAATCAGACAACGGTATATCAGTTTTATAAAGACGTTTTAACAATTTGATTTGTGAACCAGAAATTTCCATAACATCTCTCCTTTCACAGGAGAGTATATCACAAAATTCAAAAGACGAAACAAAGAAACTGTGCATTCACAGTAATTAAAGAGGAGGAAGAAAATGAAGAAATTTGAATTAACATCAGAAGCCAAAATTGACATTTTCGGAAAGAAACTTTTCCGAATCAAAGCACTCATTTCATTTGCGGATGTAGAAGCCGGAGAAACTGGCGGATGGGTAGAAAAAGAAGGAAATGTAAACCAGTCCGGCAATGCATGGGTGTACGGCGATGCAATGGTGTCCGGCAATGCAAAGGTGTACGGCGATGCAAAGGTGTACGGCAATGCAGAGGTGTCCGGCGATGCAGAGGTGTCCGGCGATGCAAAGGTGTACGGCAATGCATGGGTGTACGGCAATGCAGAGGTGTCCGGCGATGCAGAGGTGTCCGGCGATGCAGAGGTGTACGGCAATGCAGAGGTGTACGGCAATGCATGGGTGTACGGCAATGCAGAGGTGTACGGCAATGCAAAGGTGTACGGCAATGCAAAGGTGTACGGCAATGCAAAGGTGTCCGGCGATGCAGAGGTGTCCGGCGATGCAAAGGTGTACGGCAATGCAAAGGTGTACGGCAATGCAGATTACACAACTATTCATGGATTTGGTACTCAATTCCGTACCACTACGTTTTTTAGATGCAAAGATAAAAAGGTCAGAGTTGCATGCGGATGCTTCTTTGGGACTATTCCGGAATTCCGTAAACAGGTTAAAAATACAAGAAAAGGGAAAATTGCAGAAGAGTATCTGATGATTGCTGACCTTATGGAAAATCATTTTGAAAAATAAAGTGCTCCGAAGGAGAGCTGAAACCTCTCGCCTCGGAGCTGTAAACCACTAACCACACTAGCGGATTACAGGATAATCATATCATTTCTTCCTGTATTTCGCAAGAGAACAGGAGGATTTTTATGAAGAAAACCGAGGATAAAATCACAATGGACAGCGCAAAGATAACAAGCCTTGAAGATTTTGAAAACTTCTATGCAGTCGAAGTTGTAAGAGAGGCAAAAAAGCAGACTCACAAATGGTTCTGTGCATGGATTGTAACCATGATTGCATTAATTTTTTCAAACGCTGCATGGATGTTTATTAAGTAAGAAAGGAGGAAAAACTGTGGCAATTAGATATACCACAGAACAAAAGAAATACATCCTTTTGAAAGGCAATATTGCAAAAAGGATGGAGGCCGAGCGAGTAAGTGATGCTCAGATGGCAGCAGTAACAGGAATGGCTGAAAACACTTTCCGTAAAAAGCGAAATAAGCCGGAAACATTCACGTATCCGGAACTGCGGCATATTTTTATTCGATTGAACTTCCCTAACGAGGAAATATTGGAGGCTTTGACATGAAAGATTGGATAGACTCAATTCTGATTGGAGGGATAGCAACGTATCTTCCGTTCTGGACCTGGGACAACAGTCGTGACCAGATCATGGGAGCGTTGGGACTGATCGGAGCTGTGTACATAGCAAGGACGTGGAAAGAATGGACATGCTAGACATGCCAACTAAAAAAGGATCCTCAGAGCTGCAACTCAAATAAGGATCCAAGACAATATATTTCTTCTCCATTGTAGAAGGAAAGAAACCAAAAGTCAATACAAGGAGGAAATTATGAACGAAGAGAAAGTCAGAGAAATCTTTGATTTATGTGTCAGGATTTCTAACGAGACAAGCAGGCGCATAACATTTGATTACAAAATTGATGGTGATGAAACGATGGTTTATTTGTATGTCTTTGGACACAATGGTGCAATCGAAAAGCACTTTATGCTGTCGCAGCATTATGAGTTCGAACCAGACATCTATAGTTTCGATAAAGCTAATGAATATCTACTCAGCATTTTGAACGAAGGAAGGTGTTCGGTATGAATCTGACAGGGAATGGAAGTATTTCTGAAAAGGAATTAGAAGTTATAAGGCATAAGCATTCTGGAATTTATAAAAGACAGGCAGATAATTATACTGCTGTAGAGCGAGAGGAGAAGAAAAATGAATTTGTACGAAATTGATAATGCGATATTGAACTGCGTAGACATGGAGACCGGAGAGATTATTGATATGGGAAAGCTGAATGCTCTCCAGATGGAAAGGGCCCAGAAGATTGAGAATATTGGTTGCTGGATTAAGAACCTTCTGTCAGATGCGGATGCTCTGGACAAGGAAAAGAAGAATCTTGCGGCAAGACAGAAGGCTGCTGAAAACAAAGCAGCATCGTTGAAATCGTATCTTTTGAAGTATCTTGATGGTGAAAAGTATAAATCAGCGAAAGTTTCTATCTCTTACAGAACAGGTACTTCTGTAGACATCGCAGAAGGAGCAGTTGTTCCGGATAAATTTCTTAAATATTCAGAACCTACACCGGACAAGACTGGCTTAAAGGCAGCATTAAAAGCTGGCGAGATATTACCTGGAATCACATTGGTAACATCACAGAGTATCCAGATTAAGTAGGAGGGTGTATGGAGAACCTTGAATTATATAACAAGGTACGTGAAGTTCCGCAGGATGCAAAAAAGACGATATCCGCTGGAAGGATTAAAGGGTTCACAGATATTAATCCCATGTGGCGCATCAAATGCCTGACGGAGCAATTTGGACCGTGTGGAATTGGATGGTACTACAAAACAGTAGAGAAATGGACGGAGACAGTAGGAGATGAGATCTGTGCGTTTGTTATGATCGAGCTGTATGTGTTGTACGATGGCAAGTGGTCTCAGCCAATCTCTGGAACCGGTGGAAGCAGACTGGCAACCAAAGAGTGGTCAGGAGTTTATGTATCTGATGAATGTTACAAGATGGCCACGACAGATGCGTTATCGGTTGCCTGCAAAAATCTGGGTATCGGAGCAGACGTTTATTGGAAAGAAGGAAAGACAAAGTATGATCAGACAGGAAGTGCATCCAATGAGCTGTCCAATACGGATATATCCGCCCTTAGATCATACATGAAAACAAATGGACTGGATGAAAAGAAAGTCCTTGAGAAGTATCGCCTGACTTCTATCAGCCAACTGACGATTGGAAATGTAAAGGCGATAACGGATCCAAAGAATCTTGAATATTTCCAAAGAAATTGTGGTGAGTAAGATGGAATTTACCGGAAAGATAAAATCATTGGCGAAAGATCTTGTGACAGAGAAATGGAACCTGCAGGTAGAATTGAATGAAGATGCACATGAAGCCAGTGAGCTTATAAGATGTGATAAGCTGGATGTTCGACTTAAACAGCACAAGGACAAGCGTTCTTTGGACGCAAATGCTTACTATTGGGTATTACTCACGAAGTTGGCCAAAGTCCATGGATGGACGAATGATGAAGCTCACAACCGCCTTTTGAGACGATATGGGCAGATTGAAAGAGTGGATGAAAATCTGATAGCTGTTTATCTCCCAGATACGGAAGAGACAGAAAGGGATGTCCTGAGCAAAGTAGAATATCACCTTAAACCGCTCCCTAATACAGTAGTCACACGTGATGGGGAGATCAAGAGGGTATATATACTCCTGAGAGGTTCAAGTACATATAACACAGAAGAGATGGCACAGCTGATCAGCGGGCTGATCCAGGACTGCAGAGAATCAGATATACCGGACAGTGAGATCATGACACCATTTGAGAAACAGAAACTCTTGGAACAGTATGGAATAGGTGGAGAGAATGAACAGACGAACAAGGGCATTGCAGTTTGATGCAAAGACCAGAAGAAAGATTCTTGACCGGGATAACGGCTGTATCTTCTGCCAGATCGGATTCTGCATGCATGCGGTATCAGATTTCCAATATAAGCAACTTGAAATCATGCATATCGTTAACCGGTCGCAGGGTGGACTTGGAATCGAACAGAATGGAGTTACCGGATGTAGATACCACCATCAGCTTCTAGATAATGGAGCAAAAGGTTTACGGCCAGATATGCTGGCATATATCGAAAAATACATGAGCCGAATGTATCCCGGATGGGATCCTAAAGAACTCGTGTATAAGAAATACGGGTGCAACTAAAATCCTATAGATATATCACATGATCATCTTCCAGGGTGTGACCTGTATAGCTCCCTGGGAGGGAAAGGAGAAATATGAACAGCAGAAACAAAGGTGCTGCCGGTGAAAGAGAAGTAGCCGGTATCCTTCGTGGATATGGGTATAAGGGAAGGAGAGGTCAACAGTATAGCGGAGCTAATGGCGATGCAGATGTGGTCGGTCTTCCTGGTATACATATAGAGGTAAAGAGAAGGGAAAAGCTGAACATATACGATGCTATAGATCAGGCAAAAAGAGACAGAAAATCGGATGAACTTCCAGCAGTATTTCATCGGAAGAATCATTGTGAGTGGCTTGTTACGATGCCGTTGGAGGACTGGATAAAGATATACAGGGAATGGGAGGCTGGTTATGGATTATGTAAAGATCAGCAGGAAAATTCTTGAGTGGGAATGGTATACAGATGCAAATACCAAGGTGCTGTTCCTGCACATCCTGTTAAAAGCAAACTGGAAAGACGGAAGGTTTCAGGGAATAGAAGTACCAAGAGGATCATTTGTGACTTCTTTGCAGAATCTAGCAGCAGAAACAGGGCTTACAGTAAGGAATGTAAGAACGGCACTAAAACATCTGGAAAATACCGGAGAAGTGACAAGCAACCGACACGTTAAATTCAGCGTAATTACGGTAAAAAACTACGACAGGTATCAGTCAGGCGACACACAAGTGACAGTCAATCGACAAGCAAGTGACAGTCAAGTGACAACAATAGAAGAAGGGAAGAAGGAAAGAAAGGAAGAATATAATAAATCTCCTAAAGGAGATTATGAGAGTGGAACTCCTGAAAACAGCATCTATGCCACGATTCGTGAATTGTACAATTCCGTTTGTGGGTCGTATCCCCGCCTGGTAAAGATGTCTGAGGCAAGGAAGAAGGCTATAAATGCCAGAATGAAGACAGGTTACACTCTTGATGACTTCCAGACTTTGTTTATTTCAATCCACGTTCCCGCGTGGGGAACGACAAAATTATTAATGCTAAGATTCAATACATTGATATTTCAATCCACGTTCCC